TAGGGGAGTAGAAAAAAAATTGTATATTTATCACGACTTCACTATAAAGGGTAAGAAAACCCTAATTTGGCATAGTATATATTATAGTGCTAGTCGAAGAAAAATGTAAAAAACACTAAAAAACACCATTACGAATATGATAATTAACGAAGTAATACTACAAAGAAAAGTTCAAGGGCCTAGTAATTCATTATTTGGAGTCCTTAAAATAGTTACAATGAATCATGGCACATTAAAATTTAGTACAGTTGAAAACACCAATAAAAAAATACAAGCTGGTACTTACGATATGCGCTGGTCTCTATCTCCTAAGTTCAAAACTAAAACACTCGAGATTATGGGAGTACCTAACCGATTTGGAATCCGTATTCACGCTGCTAATCGTGGTTATGATGTGGAGGGTTGCATCGGAATAGGTATATATAATGAAAACGATAGTATACCAGTACAAATATGGAACAGTAGACAATCAACAGAGATACTAGAATCTTTACTCTGGAGAGGAGAAGAACCAATAACAATTTATGATATAGAACATGAAAGAAAAATTAATACTAAAATTAGCAACGGCAGTATTGCCGCGTTTACTTGATTTAGCAATCAAGATACTAGAAGAATATGTAAAATTTGATATAGATCAAGACGGTAAAATAGGTAGATAATGAAAAAAGCATTATTAGGAGCAGCATTAGGTGCAATGGGTCAAGGTATCACATATGGTATTAATAGAAAGCAATTAAAAGACCAATTTAAGATGAACAAACGAATGTTTGATTATCAAAATGCATATAACACACCAAAAAGACAAATGCAAAGGTTAAAAGCAGCTGGATTAAATCCGGCACTTATGTATGGTCAAGGAAATACAGGAAATGCGCAAGGATACGCGCAAATGGGTTTTACACCACATCAATTTAGTGGTTTAGAAATGGCACAATCAGCGGCAGCGGGTGTTGGTATAGATTTAACAAATGCCAATAGACAAAAAACATTAGAAGAAGCAAGAATAGTAAAAGCAAATGCAGTTATAAAAGAATTACATGCACAGTTTGCCGGTAAGCAAGAATATCAATACGAATTATATCAATCATTGTTATCAGAATTTATGACAAAACAAGATGAAGCAAGTTTAAAAAATATAGCGTTAAATATGAAGAAAAACGGCTTTTATAATCAAGGTTTTGCACAGGTAGCAATGCTACTTACAGGACAAGATCCAACAAAAACAAATTTAAATGCACAGGTAGAAGTATTACCAGATATTGCAGAAAAGTTAGATATAGAGCCTGGAAAAATGAAATATAGAGATTATTTATTAGCAATAGGTGCAGCAATTACAGCTGGAAAAGCAGTTTTAGATTTAATATTCTCAGTACCAAAATCAATTACAAATATTACAAAAACTATTGGAGAACAGTATAATAATTTTTAACCCTAAAACTTACCAAAACTAATCACGTTGTGAGGCATTAATTAAAATTAAAATTATGAGATATTATAGAACAAAAAGAAGTTATAGAAGTAAAAGACGAAATAGTAAGTATATCCTAGCCAAACGTGGCGGTATTCGTATGTCATAATGCAAACAGTATATCTAGATAATTACGGATTTGTACCAGATATTATAGGCACAGCATGTGCAAATAGTATAAAATTAAAAGATTTAGAGTTCAGAGTACCATGTGGAAAATGTTTACCATGTCAAAAGAAACGTAGATCAGAATGGAGTTTAAGGTTAGAACACGAGTATTTATTTAGCGATAGCGCATTTTTTATAACACTAACGTATAACGATTATCATATACCAAGAACAAAAGAAGGTTATCAGACACTACATAAAAAGCATTTACAGAATTATATTAAACGATTAAGAAACGATCATGTTAAGTATGTTTCAAAGCATTTTAAGTGTACTAAAAAAGAGGTTAAGTTTAGAGCCAAGCCGTTACGGTATTACGCAGTTGGAGAATACGGTAGCAAGACTCGTCGCCCTCATTATCATCTTATTTTATTTAATATGGATATAGCAAATTTAGCACCATTAACAAATCAATGGAAAGCAGGATTTGCAGATGTAGGAACAGTAACAAGTGCAAGTATTAATTATGTTACAAAATATATGTTTAAACAGTTTAACAGAAAAACAGACAAACGCACTCCCCCATTTAGTTTAATGAGTAAAAAACCAATTATAGGTCAAGCTTATTTAGAAAATTACGGAGTACATCATATACAGTCAGAAAGTTTAGAAGTTAGAGACCAAAACGGACATGTTAGAAGATTACCAAAAGCATATTTAAGACGATTATTTACAAACAAAGAAGACAGATTAGAATTAAGTAGAAAAAGCTACGAAAAACATATAAATAAAAAAATGAAAGCATTCGAGGAAAAGGTAAAAAAGTATCACGGTGGAAAAATCCTCGATTATCAAATAAGCAAAGATGCTGATTTACAAAGACACCGAGATTTAGTTAATAATAATGAAACAATATGAATAGTATACAATTAAACAAACCCAGTAAAAATAAGTTTGATTTATCACACGAAGTAAAGCAGACAGGAAATATGGGTTATTTATATCCCTGTTATGTACAAGATGTAATACCAGGAGATTCATTTCGTGTAAACACTCAGCAAATGGTTCGATTTAGTCCATTATTGGCACCAATGATGCACAACGTAGATTTTAAGTTGGATTATTTTTTTGTACCATATCGTTTAGTTTGGGATGAATGGAAAGATTTTATTACAGGTGGAGAAGATGGAAATGATTTACCTAGTTTTCCAAGAGTTCAAACAAATGGTGTTAATGTAATACCAAAATTAAGTAAAGGTTCATTAGCAGATTATTTAGGTGTACCACCAACAGAATCTTCAATGTCTGGACCACAAGTTGGCGGAGCATGGACAGAAAACACAACAACTTATCAAGAATTGAGTGTATTACCTTTTAGAGCATACCAATTAATTTATCATGAATATTTTAGAGATCAAAATGTAGGAACAGAATATATTCAATATACAACTAGTGGTCAACAATCTGGTACAACTGTATTAGCAGATCAAATGGATTTAAGACGTTCAAATTGGGAGAAAGATTATTTTACTTCTGCTCTACCCTTTTTACAAAGAGGTGGAGAAGTAGAATTACCATTAGGAACAGTTTCTGTAGATACTTTTCAAGGTTCAAGTGGTGATCCAACAGGTTGGGAAGAATTAAAAATTGGTCCTTTTGGTTCTTCTGTTGCAGAAAATAAGTTATTTACTTCAGATTCTTCAGGTACTTTTCCAGGTGCATTAACAGGAGAAATGCAAGCAGTAACAATTAATGAATTAAGAAAAGCTTCAGCGTTACAAAAATGGTTAGAAATAATGGCACGTGCTGGTTCACGTTACAGAGAGCAAATTTTCGCAATATTCGGCGAAAGAATACCAGATTATACTGTACAAGTTCCTCAATATTTAGGAGGTGGAAAGACTCCAATTATGATTAGTGAAGTATTAAGTACATATGCACAAACTTCATCAGCATCAACAGGTAGTAGTACAGATCGACCAATGGGAGACATGGCAGGTCATGCATTAGGATTAGGCGATGGTTTAGGTTTTCAACAGTCATTTGATGAACATGGTATTGTATTAGGATTGTGTCGTATTATACCAAAAGCAAGTTATGTTCAAGGATTAAATAGATTTTGGCAAAAGTTTGACAAATTCGACCATTATTTTCCACAGTTTGCAAATTTAGGAGAGCAAGAAGTGTATAATAAAGAGATATATGTGAAAGGTAATAATAATACAGATAACGATATATTTGGATATCAGCAACGATACGCAGAATATAAGTATGCTCAAAATCGTATAGCTGGAGATTTCAGAGATACGTTAGCACATTGGGAATTATCAAGACGTTTTAATGATCATCCATTGTTAAATCAATCATTTATCGAATGTGATGACGCAGAAACAACACGAATTTTTGCAATTGAAGATTCAACAGAAGATAAAATATGGATATCATTATATCACAAAGTAGACGCATTGAGACCAATGCCATATCATTCTAATCCAACATTAAGTTAATATTATGAAAGTAGTTAAATCAGAAAAACCCAGTAAAAAAGAAGTAAAAGATTTTCAGACAAAATGGAAAGAGCACAAAGAGAATTATATTAAAGATCATTCATTAGAAGAAATGGTTTATGAAAATGGTTCAGCTTTAGCATTACTTTATAAAGAGGTACAACGATTAAACACCAATTTAATGACAATTTTAAATAAAGAAGAAAATGGCAAAGAAAACAGTTAAGACACCAAAGGCAGTAGATCGCTGGAACCCAGCGAAAACAACACCACATCAAAATAGTGGTGAAGTAATTACAAAGCCAAATCAAAGTCAGACAATTCGCGAAATATTATTTCGAAATACACAAGGTATGACTTATGATAATTACAAGACGCCTTATTACGAAGATCAAGCGACTTTCAGTTCGCAATCACTTAATAAGATTCAGGAAATGGAACCAGTCGAAAAGTTACAATATTTGAAAGAGATCAATGAACAAGTAAACACATTGAAATCAAAAATTGAAGCAGACGAAAAGGCAAAAGCAGATGCAGCAGCAGCAGCAGTTGCAAATGCAACAGTACAAGAAAACAACAATGAAACAGACGGAGAGTAAATATTAGTAGTTTAGTTAGTTAGTTTTTTAGGGGGTTAATAGCCCCCTTTTTTTATAAGCAAGAGTTAAGGACTACTACGACTTGATATAGTATGTCCTAGTGACTA